CTACTGCCCCTACGCAGATCTCGTGTGGTGTGAAACAGGCAAGCCCGACCTCGAGTTCGCCCGTCAGTTCGCAGAAGCAGTCCACAAGCACTATCCGAATAAAATGCTAGCCTACAACTGTTCGCCTAGTTTCAACTGGAAGAAGAACCTAGACGATGCTACTATCGCTAAGTTCCAAAAAGAACTAGGTGCTATGGGCTACAAGTTCCAGTTCATCACGCTGGCAGGTTTCCATAACTTGAACAACGGTATGTTTGAACTGGCACACGGTTATGCTCGCGAAGGTATGACAGCATTTGTAGAGATGCAAGAACGTGAGTTCGCCAATGCGGCTATTGGATTTGAAGCAGTCAAACATCAGCGCGAAGTTGGCACTGGCTACTTCGATCGCATCACAACAACTATCGAAGCAGATGCATCAACACAGGCTCTAAAGGGATCAACCGAAGAGGAGCAGTTTCACTAATGTTAGAAACCATATGCGATATATTAGTAGAAGCATATAAGCGCAACTGGATCACGAGTAGAGATGGCAACATCTCTATTCGCCATCACGACAGAGATCATTTCTATGTTACTCCGTCGGGCGTTCGTAAGCAGACACTACAACCGGATCAGTTCAAGAAGATTAAAGTTATAAAAGGATTTTACAGTCAACCTCCACAGCTAGAATACTCGTGGGAAGAGATGCCTTACAGCGATATATCTATAGGACTTAAACCCACAGGTGAAATGCCCTTACACTTTGGTCTACAGAGAGAGATTGGCACACACGAAGTTCGTGTAGTCACACATATACATCCTACATACATAGTCGCTGCTATGCATGCCGGTATTGAATTATCAGAATTAGTCAAAGATTTTCCAGAATTAAGCCGCTATACTCGTGTAGCACCTAATGTCGGAGACGTACCGCCAATTAGCCAAGAACTAGGCGATCAATGCCATAGTAAACTAGGGTTAAATCCCCAGACAGGAGAACTTAAATATGATATCGTGGGAATAAAAGGACACGGTGTAGTCGCTATAGACGAAACCCCTTGGAGATCCTTCGAACATATAGAGCGTTTAGAACACATCTGTAAAATAGTTCTAGCCTCTGGGAACTATTAATGTCGATAATAATCTATACCTTGGTGATGGTACAAATCACCATAGCATGTGTCACTCTCTACTTACATAGATCGCAGACACACAGAGCAGTTAGTTTTCATCCAGCTGTAAATCATTTCATGAGATTTTGGTTATGGCTGACCACAGGAATGGTCACCAAGCAATGGGTGGCCATACATAGAAAACACCATCAGGCCGCAGACACTGAACAGGATCCGCACAGTCCTCGAGTCTACGGAATATGGCGTGTGTTGTTTGGAGGTGCTTTCCTATATCACAAAGCCAGTAAAAATAAATTAATGGTCGAACAATTAGGGCAAGGTACGCCCAACGATTGGATCGAAGAACGCTTATACACCCCGCACAGCCGCCTAGGGATTCTTTTAATGTTGATCATAGATCTTGTTCTTTTTGGCCCGTGGGGATTCGTGGTCTGGGGTGTTCAAATGCTTTGGATCCCATTCTTTGCTGCTGGCGTAATCAACGGTACTGCTCATTGGTGGGGATATCGTAATAAACCTGCCAATGATTCTAGTCGTAATTTATGGCCTTGGGCGTTCTGGATCGGCGGAGAAGAACTACATGCCAATCATCACGACGATGGCGCCAGTGCCAAATTCAGCCAAAAGCCGTGGGAATTTGACATAGGTTGGTTATATATCAAGATATTGATGTTCTTTAAACTGGCAAAACTTAGAGTACAATAAAAAAAAGGACCCGAAGGTCCTTTTTTATTAGAAGCAAATCTAATTACTTCTTTACGCCTTGATTAACGAAAGCGTACATTTTTTCAGCAGTTTCAAGAACTTTATCTAGACCTGGAAACTCTGGCATTGTTACAGTACTAACGATCTGACCAGTCTTTTCGTCACGCTTGGCTGACATTTCCCAACCTTGGAACTTGACCTGATATTCAGCTTGTACTAGATCTTTGGCTTCTTTGAGAATCTCTGTGCGGATCTCATAACCGTTCTTATTGAATTTGACTTCGGGTGCTTTTACTTCTGGTAAATTAAATCCATTGTTTGACATAATAATCTCCTTGTGTGTGTATGTCTTATTCGGCTTCTTTTTCTACTTTGTAGGGAGCCTGCGAAGCCTGCTCCTTCTGTGAAAACCAACACTTTGTGATCGCGTCCACGGAATATTTAGCGACTGAAATGGTATTGTGAACCATCATCTTGGCAAACTGTGTTTGTGCATCGACATATTCTGCCGCTGCTTTCTGTAGCGTCTTGTCAGCTACAATTTGATTGAATACTGTTTTTTTAGTACTTTGAAAAGTATCGATGAAAAAATCTGGTGTAAACATCATTGTCTCCTGTGTGTGTGATATAAGTATATATCTCTTGGCGATATATCGCAAGAGTATTTATGGCAAAAATTCTCCATTCTGTTCCCAATTGAGATAATACCATCTCCAACTAGGGCCATATCGCATCTTATAGTAGAGTTCTACATAGGGCGATTGATAGATCTTCCAGAGCTCAAACATTAGAATCTACGATCTTGCTCTATGAGATCGATTTCATCTGCACATTGCTCCCAATCTATGAATCTTTTTACGATCCTAGTATTATGGGGTGTGATTACCTTTAGGATTATATCATCTACATCAAATTGAGCAACTGTAGTGATATAACCCCATTGGTTTCTGTAAGGTCCCCACATATGATAGGGTACCTCTTTAAACTCTAACATCTTCTTTGAGCATGATTGCTCTGGCAAGATCAGGTCTGCCCATTCTAGCAAATGCTGTAGCAGCTCTGGCTCTGTTTAAAGAATCAAGTAAATCTACTATTCTACTAAAAAACTTTTTCATTCCCATCTCCTATATCCGTATTGTTCTATGTGTCTGCGAGCTCTTTCCATGCCCGCTTCTTCTACTGATTTCCAAAAAGCATTGAACCATTGCTTGATTTTAGCGATCATAGAAACCTCCATGCTGGCGTAGATCGAATACTTTGGTCCAGTGTTCGATTTCTGCTACAGAAGTTGGGTGTTTGCTTACGATGAATCTTTCCAGATCCGATTGATAAGATGTAGTACCGAAAACCCTTTGTAAGAGTCTTTTAAACTGTGTTAACATTGTGTGTTTTTCCTTATGTGTCAATGTGTGTTAGAAATCATATTATGGTTTCTACTGAGTATTTATATTAAGAGATGTGCAATCGCACATTTCCTATAAATTTATAATAGATTAAATTTGATTAAATAATATATCAGGGATTTTTATGAAACTACGAACTAGATCTATATTACAAGAACTAAACGAAATAGCATCTGTCAGAAATAAAGACAGCTTGATCGAAAGCAGAGCCACGAATATTATTAATTCTGCTATCAATTTACTAGAAAGTCTGCATAAAAATTACGATGCAGAGCAAGCAGACGAACTTGAACGACGTTTCATAAATGCTATCAGAGGACAGGATCCAGCTAAATTTGTCAGAGGCATCAGAAAAATAACAGAATCGAGAAAAAATAAAAATCTATTGGAAGATCTAAATGACGACGAGTAAACTATTTGAAGGGGGTAATGTTTTCAAAGGCCCTGACAAAGAACCCTTAACACGCAGAATTAAAAAAGAAGAAATCCCAGGGACGATATCTTTTCTCGAAAAAGAAACTGGCATCGATTTTTCTATGGACAAAGACGAATCCGGGGTGCCAATCAAGTGGTTAGGAACTACTGGTCGAAAAGCCGATTCGGGAGATTTAGATCTTTCTGTCGATGCCAATGAAATTAACAAAGATGAATTCGCAGCAAAATTAATAGGTATTTTCGGCAAAGATTCTGTAAAGAAAAGCGGTGATAGCGTACATTTAAAAACTCCTATCGACGGCGATCCTGCGAACGGTTTCGCCCAAACAGATTTCATGTTCAGCACAAATCCTAAATTTCAGCAGGGCAGTATGCTGGGAGGCTCGCCAGATAGTTCTTATAGAGGTGAGCATCGACATATACTGTTGAGCTCCATTGCTAGAGCTAGGGGCATGAAATATTCTCCCAAATTTGGACTCGTTGATCCTGAAAGCAACGAACCCGTGCCTAATGGTGATGATTGGAACGTTATCGCTAAACAACTGTTAGGGCAGACTGCATCTGTCAAAGACATAAAATCCGTCGAATCGATCATCGATTACATTAAAAAATTACCTAACTATGAAGAATTAATTTCAGCTGCCCAAGAAACACTTGGCAAGTCAGGAATTGAATTACCTAAAAAAGAAGCTATAGAACATTACACACCAAACAGTCCTGCGTGGATGCGTAAAATAATAGATATCGTATCATGAGAGCTTGGGAATTATTATTAGAAGATGAGTCACCTGCACCGAAAAAGGTAGGTAGAGAGTTCCAACACCTCGAAGATCTAGTGTTCACCGAAGCCAACGGTGCTCGACGTGCCGTAGAAGTATTAAAAAGCCTCAGCCAACCAGAGAAGAAGATATCTATCAAATGGGACGGAAATCCCACCGTCTACTGGGGCAGAGATGAAGACGGTACCTTCCGCATGGTAGGTAAGAATAACTGGGGTCGCGAAGAAGGTAAATCATCTAGCCCAGAAGAACTCAAACAGTTTATCATGAGTCGCGGTAAAGGTGAAGATTGGAGAGAAAAGTTTGCCGGCGACATGGCCAGTATGTGGCCTACATTTGAACGTGCTACTCCTAAAGATTTCCGTGGATATGTCTATGGAGATATTTTGTTCCATCCAGGAAAGCCTTACGAGGGTGCAGATGGACGTATGAGCTTTACTCCTAATCAGACTACATATTCTGTCAAAGGCAATTCGGAAGTTGGAAGAAGAATAGCCAAAGCCAAAGTGGCTGTGGCCGCTCATAAAGTATTTGAATATTTCGGAGATAAGAGTGGACAGGATTTCGCAGAGCCCGAAATATTCAGCGGGAATCCAGAGTTAATAG